TGTCAATCTCTGTGATTGTGCCAAATAGACCGTCAGGATCCGGCTTATCTAAAAGGTCAATAAGCTTATCAGCCTCGACATCGCTCCAGGTGTGACTGGTGCCGTCGTTATCGGTAGAACTGAAGACTGCTCCAGTGGCTTCGGTATAATCCTCGGTGAACTGGGCAAATCCAATGTCGGAGGCAGCGGTGATGCCTTTGATCAGGAAATATTTGCCAGAGTTGGGAGGTCTGAATGGGTCTAATGCTTGTTCATGCGTCCACTGTCCGCGCTCAGTAGATGGGGCAATTGATTCGAGTTCTTCGTCGATGGTGATGATGCTTTGGCGCAGCACTTCGTCCGCATCGTCTACATACTTTTTAGTTACTAAGTTTTTCTCGTTTTCTATTTTGCCTGTGTAGGAGACTTCTTCTCCCACAATGTTCATCAGATCGGCATCGTCGGTTTTTACGATCGATCCAGCGGCGCGAACGACTTTGATGTCACTGGCAATTCCAACATCAGTGTCTCCGATGTAAACCTTGGCGTTATCGCCGTGCCTTAGCTGCAGCGAGCTGTTTTGTGCGTTGTCAATGCTGAGAACTTTGACTGATGAGACGAGATCAGGATTGTCAGGATCGTCGCCAGCTTTGCGAGGCCCGTTAATAACGAGCTGGCCTTCCATCGTGTCGCCGCCCTTTTCGTTGACGTAGCGATCATCAAAGTCAGCAGCGTAGCGCTTAATTACCCACTTGCTGTCAGTGGCGTCCCAGGCATAAGTGATGCCGTTGTCACCCGTGAACTCGGGGGTGACGTTGGGGTCTGGGAACTGGAAAGCCATAACGGTTCTGCCTTAATTCGATTCTAGGTGGGGGTGCCGTAATCGCTGAAAGCCTCAAACTGCCAGGTGGGCAGCAATCCGGGAACATTGATCAGATAGCGGTTGTCATTCAACGGCTCCAGCTCCATCTTCGGGAACGAAACCTCAATTCGGGTGTACTTATTGTTGCCTACGTTGAATGCAATTCTTTCTATCTTGGCCATATACCTGATCTTGCCGTCGTAGTCACTAATGCTCATCATCATTTTTAGGCTAAAGGTATAATCAAATTCGCTTGACGTGGCAGCCCACTTTTGCCCAAACTCGTTGTATTGAGATAAGTAGACCTTAAATACCTCGCCATTATCTTTCTTCATCAGAAACTCGCCTCTATTGAGGTTTTCTGCCAAGGTTTCGTTTTTCTTGTACTTCCAGCGGCTGGGCTTGGGAATAATGCGGTCGGTTTCTTGAACTCCGCCGTCAATGGCTCCAATCTGCTCCTCCAGATAGGATTTAGTTACTGCATCCCTGTCGGCGCTAGGTGTTCGCAGGTTGGAAAGAGTGACCGTGCCAGTGTTAGAGACACCAAATAATTGAGTAACCGAGTCGTCTACATAGCCAACAACCTTAAAGACTTGACCGTTATAGACTGTAAGGCGAACTTCATCATTAAAGTTCCCTACCTTAAATGCATTTGTTCCACCATTTTTTATAAGTAAGTGATTATAGGCACTGGGTCTATCAATCTTCAGCTCACCAGTCATGGTGCCGCCAGTCAGTGCAAGCCGAGTGTCTCGCTGCTCTTTGACATATTTCTGGTTAGCGGCGTGCGTATCCGCCGAAGGGTCTGCAACGTGGTATAGATTCATCTCGCCATCGTTGATGGCGACAAATGTTTTATTTGCGTCGGCGCTGTCGTTTTGGCGTAGACGGAAAGTTACATCTTTGTCTAGCTGTTGGTTGCCGCGCAGCTTCATGTAGCGGGCATCAGCTTCGTCAAGATCGACACCGGTATCGATGCTAAAAATCTTGATCAGATGCGGTCCAACGGCGGGGGTGCCGTCACTGCGGTTTAGTGTCTCGATTTGGATTGCTATGTAATCGCCAGCATCTGTTGTGTCTTGGATGGTGTAGATGCCGTAGCTGTTTTCAGTCTTTGAAATAACCTCGATCTGGTCACCAACTTCGATGTCGCTGTGGGTGAAAGTGACGCCGTTACTATCTACATTCGCGATGTAAAGCCAGCCAACAAGACTCCAATCGGTGGCAAGGGCTCCTTGGTTGAAGTAGAAGTTGCCGTCGCCGGGTGGGCGACCGTTTAGCGAGGCGTCATCGATTGCGTTCCAGGTGCCGACATAGCGGGTGTCCTCAAGCGCATCAATTTCTTGCTGGAGCGTGAGGATGTCGGCTTGAATTTCTTGCTGCGTGTTCAGTGCGTCAGAAACGGTGCCCTGAAGTGACGTTTGGGCAATTTCACCTGCTGTGACACGCTCCACCAGATCGCTCTGGACTAAAAGCGCGGCGTCGATGGTGGCGTTGATGCCGTCGAGGCTGACTGGTGGGGCGGCGGGGATCCAGGTGTCGTTGTAGCGGACGTAGAGGGTTAGTTCAGTGTCGCTGGAGTCCCACCACAGTTCGCCGTTGCTGACGCTGGGGTGGCTTGGGGCGGTGTCGCTGGTGTAGACCTTGGGGCGGGCGCGGACTTCGTCCCAGGACAGACCGTTGAAGACGTAGATCTGCTTGGTGCTTTCTTTTACCCAGACGTCGCCAATGCCGAGATTGGCGTTTTCGAGGGTTGGGGGGTCTTCTTGGTAGAAGATGTTGTTGCCGGTGGTCGGGATGTCGATCCACTGGTTTTTGGCTGCGTTGTAGACGTAGCGGATGCCCGTGGTCGGGTTGGTGACGATTTCGCCGTCAGCCGCAAGCGGCATGACGAACGGGTTTTGATCGTCGGGAACGCCTGTGCGGTCGGCGGGCAGGGCGATAACCCAGACAAACTGGTCGACGGCGTTGCGGACTGCTACATAAAGTGCCGCTTGGTCGGAATCGAACCAGAGGTCGCCGGATTCGATTGGGTGCTCGCCACGGTCCTCATCTGGTGGGTTGGGGCCGAATTCTGCAGCTGGTAGGCCTGCAATGGGGATCCATTCCAGGTTGTTGGCGGAACGGACAAATAGATGACCGGTGTCTGGGTTGTACCAGAGCATTCCGGGGGCGATTGGGTTGCCCTCGGAGTCCAGGGTCGGACCACCGATATTGTTGTTGATGATGACGTTGCTGCCACCACCGCCGCCGTCGCCTTGCGCTCCACCCATGCCGGGTTGGAACTTGTTTTGGGTGGCGCTGGGGTCGCGGAGGCTGGAGATTACGAGCCAGGTGCCACCCGTTTTTTGGTAAATGTCGAGGAAGCGGGAGCGGATGTCGATGTAAAGGTCGCCTTCGACGCCCATGTCGTCGGCTGGTTTGCCGAGACCGGTGTATAGCTGGGCTCCGTCAAGTCCGTTGCGGCCAGGATCGCCGGTTGGACCCATGAGTCCGGGTTCGCCTTGCGGACCAGGGCGACCGCGAACATAGCCGGCGTTGATGACGTTGCCGTCAGTGAGGCCGATTAGCAGGTCGCCGGTGTCGCTGACTACGGCAGTGTCGATGGAGGTCATGCCGTAGTAATCAGCCATTGTTGTTTACTCCGCGCTGTTGAGCGGCTGCTTGCTGCATTTTAAGTTGTTCCTGCTCTTTGGCTTCTTTTTCTGCGGTTAGTTGTTCGATGCGTACCAGCTCTTCTTCGATGTTGACGGAATCGGGGAGGACTTCGCCGGATTGGAGGATCTTGAGGTAGGTTTCGTCGCTTAGGGCGCCTTCAGTGCGGAGTTGGCCGATGACGCTGACGTCTTGGCCGATCAGTTTGTAGAAGTCGAAGTCGCGGGGGAGGTGGATTTTGGGTGGTTCGATGCCTAAATAGCGTGCGGCGAAGTAATAGGCCTGTTGGAGGGAGCTTTCGAGCTCCATGGAGATGATTGAGAGGACGGAGTTGGCTTGGGCTTGGTCGATTCGCTTGGCGTCGGCTGATTCTGCGACGTATTTCTGTCCCAGCAGCTTGGAAATGCCCAAAGTGGACATTTGCATCTCCAAAGCGCGGATTTCTTCCATCTGGGCGTTAAACGAACCAGAGTCAGCGTTGACGTAGTAAACTTTGTTTCCGGGGGTGGTGATTAGCCCGTAGTTGACGCCTACGGCGGTGGCGTCCTCTGCGTCTTCCCATCCCTCCATAATCAAAATTGGCATTGCCGCGATATGCAGCGCGTGGATTAGATCCGCCTGCCGCTGATAATGTGTAACATTAATGTTCGCAATGTCAATGAGGGGCGGGGAACTGGTCAACATGCCAGTTCTGTTAGTGTAGATGGGTACAAATGGGATCTGGTTGAACGGGAGATCGCCACGTTCCACGATTCCGATGTCGGGGCTGCTGGCGGTGGTGTCGTCCGGGCTATAGGTGTCGGTGTAGCGCTGGTGGACTTCGTAGCGGTCGGGGAAGATGACCCGCATACGCTCCACGCGGGTTTGGCCGTAGAGGCCTTCCGGGATGGTGCGCCACTCGTGCAGGCGCAGTTGGGTTAGTGGGGAGCTGGGGAGGGTGTCTTCTTGCCGCCAGCCCCAGATGTCGTAGGGCTCGATGTGGTTGAAGTAGGGGCGACGTCCCAGCTGCCTTTCTTCGAAGAGGGTGGACACGCCAGGATCTTGAGGAAAATCAACAAGTATCCCAGAATGTCCATAGGTCAGGGCGCTGATGATTGCTCGGCGAGCATACTCGTTGATTGAGGAGCCGAGGCCGTCGACGTTTGCGCTCCAGGTTTGCCAGAACTCGTCGCCCTCGATTTCGATGGGCCGTCTCAAAATGAGTCCGGCTGCGTTATCGATGAGACGGACAGTGAAGGGGGAGAGGATTGAGCGCTGGACGCGGGTGTTGTAGGCGTCCTCTGGCTCGCGGGGTTCGCGGGGGAGATATGTCGGGGCGTAGTAGCGGATGAAGTCGGTGCCGTTGGTTACGGCTTGCATTCGGCCCCAGTAGGGCTGCATTCCGACAACTTGGATGTCTTGGCGGAACGGATCGTTCGCTCCAGCGCCGTATGAGTCGTTGTAGTTGCGATAGCCGACGTCGCCCGGCCACATTCCTGGATGGGGCGGGAAGGTCATACGCCGTAAAGCTTGAACTTACTCTGTCCAATTTTAGCTTCTTTGGCTTTATTGAATTTCATTAGGCATAAGTAGCCCAAAGCGTCGAACATGTGGTCGACGCCGAGCTTTTTGTTGGGGAGGCCGGTGCCTTCTTCGTAGGTCAGGGTGCGGAGGGATTTGATTAGTTCGCGGCAGCGGGGGTGGATTTTGATGGCTCGCGTTCCATCGCCGGTGTACAAACCTGCATTTACTGCGTTGATTTTGTCACGTTGTTTCCAGGGGGCTTTGGGCGTGGATACGCTAAATCCAGATTTGCGCATGATGGCATGATCAGTGACTCCGACGCCTGCGGTCTTCCTAGCGGCGCCTGTGGGATCCGGGCAAGCGATGATTCGACGCCCCAGCCCAAAGCGGCGGATGACCTCCTCGCAGAAGTCCCATGTGGTTGCCCCACCGGTGAGGCTGATCTCGTCGAAGACGTGGAGTTCGTCGTCGACTTTGACCGCTAAGACGCAGCTGAAGGGGTCGACGTTGAAGTCGACTCCCATTAGCAGGTTTAGTTGAGGAATATCCTGGACTTTTTTGATATTTTCGTCTGAGAAGTTGATTGCCACGAGTCCGCTGAGGTTCTCGAAGCTGGCTTCAAATTCTTGGCGGAATGTTCGGGGGTCGAGTTGGGCTCTGGCGGCTTCGACTTCGTCGGGTGGTACGTTGCCGCCCTCGATTGTGGTAAAGCTCCAGCGCTTCCAGTCGGTTGCTTCCTCTTCCTCGACGAAGCACCACATGTCGTAGAACCAGCTGGCGGTGCCTTCTGGGGTGCTGATGAATAGTGCCCAGCCCTGTTTGTCGGCGAGGGCTGGTCGGAGGACCTCGAACCAGACGCCGGAGTCCATGAAGGCGGCTTCGTCAAGTACCACCCCGGATAATGAGCGGCCACGGAGAGCCATGGCGTTCTCTGTGCCCTTGAGTTCGATTAGGGAGCCGTTGATGAGCTCGATTTTTAAGTCGGACTCGTTTTTGGACTTGACCCATTGTTTTGGGACGAGTTGTTTTAGGAGCTTCCAGGCGATGTCCTTCGCCATTCGGTAGGTCGGGGCGCAGTAAAAGAAGACTTCGCCCGGTTTTTCGATTGCGCCACGTACCAGCTCGATGCAGGAGAGGTACGATTTGCCGAAGCGGCGCCCGGCTACCAGGACTCGGAAGCGGGTGCGGTCGGTGAAAACTTGGCCTTGGGCGTGCCGCAGAGTCAGATTTTGCTCTTTTGGCATGAAATCGGAGAAATTTCCCGGAAACTCAGGCAGCCTCTACATCGAGAGGACGTTCCACCGCGATGGGCCGCCTGTTGTTTACGTCGTGTGCTACAAAGGTAGCGCACAGTTACACATTGAGCCGAAATCTATACTAAAAAGGCTGAAATTTGGCAAAGGAACGCCTTCGCGCCAGGTATTGGAGGAGTTTTTGGGGATCACAGCGCCGAAAACGGCTGATCCCCAAGAAAACACCAAGATGATCACTTAGAGGAGTAGGGGATTCCGCGATATTTGAGCTGGAGGACGGGCTCCTGTTGGAGGGCGCGTGTCAGCTCCTTAGCGGTGGCTTCTACTTGGCGCTTCAGGTTGGTGAAGTGGCGGATTGTGGGGTTGTCCATGGCGATTTTGTAGCTATTGATACTAACAATGTAATGCGTACGCGCCAGCCGCTTAGTTCGTGGGGGCACAGAAGGGGACTTAGTAATAGTGTGCTATATAAAAGAACCCCTACCCCCTCTTTCTTTTGTTACACAGTAGTGTAAACCCCTGCTGTATCAGTAGGTTCCCTAGCCGCCGCTCGCCATTGTACCATTCGCTTCCCCTCCCCCCATCGGGGAGGGCCGGTTGCGCGTCCGGCCCTTACTGTATGGGCCTAAGCTGCTCCTTCGAGATAGCCCAGCTGATAGTCGCTAATGATCTCGAGATCGTTGCCTTTGTAATTAAAATGTTTCCTGATTCGAGCGACAGCGGCCTTAGCTTCCTTCCTTGTGAAGAAGTGGCCTTGAATTGAGAAGCAACTGTGGCTTGTGTTCCATTCGATTAGATGGAGCATGGAAGGAATTTCCTGAGGACCTATGTACATTAACCGCTTGGCGTTCCAGTGCCGAATTCCTGTGCCAGTTAGCCTACTGTATGATTCTAAGCCGCTTGGCGCGCTGTGGGCCGGCGGCCGTGATAGGATTCTTATGTTCACAGCCAAACGAGGCAATGACCAATCCAATCTTTAAAGTCATCGGGATCGATCCCGACGGCGAGGAATTTTTCCTAGGCTCCTATGCCACAGAATGGCAGGCCGATAACGCGGCTGACGGATTCGCGAATCAGTTCGGCCGGGTAGCCGAAATTATTGTTCGCCGTAAGCGCAAGTGAAACATAACGACCCAGCAGGCTGGGGGCGCTTCTGGCGCGTCCAGCTCGCCGGCGTCTACTTCGCCCTAGGCGCCATGCTAATCGCCGGGATAGTTAGCTATCAGGCAGATCAGCAGTCTCAGCATCAGTATCAACAACTAGAGCGCTCTCGCTAGGGAGCGCTTTTTTATTGTCTGCGGGCAGTTCTACTGTGATATTGAGCTGGGGAGCCTGATCAGCAGCCATAAACTCAGAGCCCTCTCCTGCGGCCCTGCCGAGATCGGCGAGAAGCGCCTGTGCCGTGGAAAGTTGGCCCCTACGGATACATTTATCGACCATCCTCAAACGCATGGAATTGATTCTTGACAGTATCTGTTCTTTTTCTGTCTCCCAATCGGCTTGATTCCACTGTGATACAGTGCGCCAGTCGCGCCAGGCCGTCGCTGTGCTAATGCCTTCGCGTGAGGCATGATCTAGCACCAACTGCCTAGCTGTTAATCCCTCGAGTTGACGTCTATAGAGCCTCTGTTGACGCTCCAGGATCCAGCCATCAGGATTCTTTTTACCGTAGACGCGCTGCCCTGTTTTCTTATCCTTTGGCCCGTTATATTCTTCTGGCGCGTCTTCTGTGTAGAGATTCTCTTTATCGTCCGACATCTTTTGCGCGCTGCATGCCATAAAAATAGGGAGCTATTTCTAGCCCCCATCTTAAACTGCTACTTTGCAGGCCGTCAGGCCTGCGCAGCTCAGAGCCAGCGATGGCGCAGAGCGTAGCCACCATTGCTGTCCGGCTCACCGTTGCGCATGCCGTGGGGCTCCGGCGTACCAGCAGGCCACAACGAGAGGCCTAGGCAGTAAACCACGTTAAAGCCCATATCCATACCGCATCCCTCAATCTTTAGCCTGCCGCGCCGGCTGCAGAACGTAAAATCAGCAGCAGCGCAGACGTCCCAGGTAATATTGTGGATTCTGCCGTCATCCTTGACGGCGTAAACATCGAGCCAGCGCGTCATCCCGCTTGAGCTGACGTGCTCGCACTGTGTGTAGATCTCTTGGCCGGGCTTGAGAATCTCCCGCAAATGCTTAAGAGATTCTGAACGCTCAGTTTTAGTTGCTTTGGTCATGGTGCCGTGTGGGCTGTGTGGTTAGTGTGTAAATCTACAGGATCAGACGCCTAAATGCAAATAGTCATACGCTCCGGGATTCTCTGAGCAGTCATTAGCCCAAATCCAGAGCACGCGGGCTCGGTTTTGCTGGTGATCGCAAAGCTGAGCATCGCTCCAGGCTCCGTACTCCCTCAGATGCTCACGGAATAGCCAAGCCGGGCCATCGAAGCTCAGACGCTCCAGCCAAAACTCAACGTTTGCGGTAGCATCGCCAGCGCCGCTGCAGTCTGCGACACATTCAGCCGGAAGCTGCCGGCGCGAATCGCAGCCATCGAACCAGTCATTTTTAAAAGTCATTGCCGCGTTGGCTAGGGACTCGTAAAAGATACCACAGCTTTTCCCACTTGCCTAGCGTGTTACTGTTTAAGGGTACAAAACAAGCCGCAAGGCTC